TCATAGGGTTGGTTTTATTTCTCCAGCGTATACGTGGAGTTTTTAGTTTTAAACTTTAAGAGTTTCTCATCGTCAACAAGAATCTCGGTGATTTGGGTAGTTAACCAAGTGAAGTCGATAGGATTAGGGTCCATAATAAAACTAAAATCTAGTTGAGGTTGATCATGCAAATCTTTACCTGTACCGTTTTCGTTCCATTCTACAAACTTATAACTCAAGCCAGCAATTTTTTTACCATCTTCTTCACGAGTCAGATAAAATATTTTAGGTTCAGGTTTTTTACCACCACAATCTTCGCAGTATTGGGGGTCTAAATGCTGCTCACCTTTCATAGCAGCAAGTTCTTCTTGACTCATATGTCTTCCTGTTTTAATGATTTTACTACACTTACTACATAACAATGCTCCTTGACCACTGTTAAACTTAAAAATTGCTTTTTTCTTTGCCATATTAAAAATTCCAATGCTTGTTTTCTCTTTCCCAATAAAACTCTAGGGGTTCTTTTTTCCAGTCATAGTAAAATCCTACAACGTCTGACCAGAAAACACTGTGTACATTTTCAAATAACGCAACCGAGATTACGTTAAGTCCCTTGTCTTGAAGATCTGCAGAGATAAATTCAAATGTTTTACCGGAAATAACACCCGCCTCGACAATAATGACATTCTCATAACTGTCAAACTTGTGAGAAACAAAGTGTATAAAATCATCTTGGAAATGGGCAGGGTCTTCATCGGGATATGGGATATCTACAGGTACAATGTCTAGCATTTCACCATCTTTGCTTAAATGATGTGCTACATGCATAGCTACAGTAGCGCTATAATCAGGTGACACCATTGCAATAACAGTGTTGCGAGGGGTTAATTCATTGTATTGAGCTAGTTCTTCCAGCTGACTACATACTTTTGTAATGGCTTCCCATTCTAATTCTCTATTAACTTTCATAGGTTTTGTGTTATGATACCCAGTCGGTTGTCTTTTGCATCTGTAATAATATCAACAGTCCCAGTTCTGTATAACTTATACTGTCCGTTCTTGTAGACTTTAATAGTCTTAGACTCGTCCAGGTATTTGAACGTCTTCTTAAGTAAGATGTCACGTATCTTCTTAAGTTTTAAGCTCGAAGTATACCTTTCCGGCATATTACACTTTAAAAGTTTAACCTCACCTCTACAAAAATACTAATAAATTTGTAGAATTTAAACTTTCTAAGTATATTTGTATTGTAGACCTTAAACCAATAAGAATATGGATACAACAGAAAACCTTGCACAAGAAGCTCCTAAGCAGGAACAACCTTCGCGAGAAGACATTATCAAATGGTACAATTCACAGATTGAGTTAGCAAGTCTTCGTTATCAACTTGCAGATCTCAACAGTAAAACAGCAATTGCAGATGCACAGCGATTGAATGCAGTGATGACTATGAGTGCTATGCAAGCTTCACAGGAAGATGGTGAGCAAGATGAAAATATTACTCCTAATGAAGAACCGGCGTCTGGAGGTGGAAGATCTCTCAAACGCAATAGTTAAGAAAGGGTGAATAAGTGAAATCCAATACCTGTGAAAACCTATGGTATAAGCCCTCCGTCTAAACGCGGGGGGTTTATCCATTAACTAAGTTCTTTAAAATGAAGAAGCAACGAGGAGGACCTAAGCGAAACCGTTGGATTGAGGACATCGAGGATAGGAACTACGAAAACCGCGGTTTTGAAAAGTTTTCTAAGAAAAACCAACAAAAAAAGAAAACTGATTAGGTCTTGCCACCATAGCTCAATCTGGTAGAGCAACTGATTTGTACTCAGTAGGTTGTGGGTTCAATTCCTACTGGTGGCTCTAAACAATTATAAACCAATAAATTATGAAATTAGTCGGAACAAGAATTCTATTAAACAAGCCTGTAAAACCTGAATCTAAGGTAATCTTAACACCTGAAGGTGAAGCCGAGGTTGAAAGAACAATGATGAAACAGTGGACAACTCTTGAGGTCTATGCAGTCGGTGAAGACGTATCTCTTGTTAAAGCTGGAGATAAGGTCTACATCCCTGCAATTATTCTTCAGAACACTGAGATTGTCGAGGTAGATGGAGAAACACGTCTGATGATTGCTGAAAGAGACATTGCAATTGTCTGGTAACTAAAGGCGGGGTAGACTGGAGTTGGTTCCAGCTTGGTCTCATAAGCCAAACTACGTGAGTTCGAATCTCACCCCCGCAACAAGTCAATGTCTTGTTGGTGTAAGCGTAAAAAGAACACACCTATCCCTACTTGGTGGAAAGGGTTACAGGCATATTCGCAAGTATGTCCTGGATATTAGGTGATGAGCGTGAAACTCGCTCACTGACATTCATTAACAAATTAAACCAAAATGGAAGTAAACAAAATAACAAAAAAGGTAAGACTGGATCACTACGATCTGGTAAAGTACCAAATCATTACAGAAGTAATGTTCTTTAAAAAAGAGAACATTGTTCCTAGTGATTTGGAGCTTTTGACATTACTAGGGTTATGGGGACCAATTGAATTACGATTATTCTGTGATCGTGCTTCGGGTATAGTATACAAGCACACTGTAAAACCTGAAGTGCGTTCACAGAACGTGCGCAATCGCATGGTAAGTCTTGAAAAAAGAGGATATGTAATAAAGTCGCGCAAGGGTAAAAAAATTATTCAGCTAGTTGACGGATTAGGTATTGCAAAGAGAGGAAACATTTTACTAAACTATAATTTTCTAGCAGTTGAAGCCAACCAAGAGAAATCCAATAGTAAAGAAGACAGCAGAGAAGCTTAATCTAAATCAAGAATTAGTTGATTCAGTGATTGTGCAGTATTGGAAATATGTTCACAATCAAATGTCTCAGGTTAAGCACACGCATATTCAAGTTCCTAATCTTGGAACATTTGTAGTTAAACCCTGGTCTTTAGAAAATAAAATAGCTCGACTGCAAAGGTTAATTGAATCAATTGGTGCTCCTAAAACATTACAACAGTATAGCATTTTAAAAGATAAATATGATCAACTTGACAAACTTTTAGATTTAAAAGAAAAGGTTGCAATGCTTGAACAAGAAAAATCTGAAATAAAAAACCAAAGAAAACAAGATGAACAGCGTAATAAGAATCTGGAAGAACAAGGGACAAATATTTGAGGGCATTAAGAATTCAATATTTACCAAAGACGATGTTGAAAACATCGCCTATGAGAGAATGTACATATGCGACAGTTGTGAGCATATTGATAGAAATGGTGAAAAATGTCTTGTACCAGGAACTCAACCTTGTTGCGGAGAATGCGGATGTAAACTACACTGGAAAATCAGAAGTTTATCAAGTAGTTGTCCGGTGGGAAAATGGAAAGAAGAGCTTACCGAAGAAGAAGCTCAAAAGCTTGAACAAAAATTAGGACTTTAAAAACCAAAACCTATGGAAATATTTTTTAACGAATCAGATCATTCTTATCACTCAATAGATAAGTCGGATTCTATAAAGTGGGTAAGTGCTACTTCACTTTTAAGTTTTTACAAACAACCATTTGATCCAAAATCTATTTCTGAAAAGTCATCCCGCAATGCAAAAAGTAAATGGTATGGGATGAACCCAGAAGAAATACGCGCTATTTGGAGAAAAGAAGCAGATCGTGCAACATCTCTTGGTAACTGGTATCACAAACAAAGAGAGGATGATCTTTTAGGTTGTAATACTATTGTCAGGTATAATACCGAATTACCAATTGTAGCTCCTATTGTAGATGCTGAAGGTTACAAGGTTGCCCCAGAGCAAAAACTTACAGAAGGTATTTATCCTGAACACATGGTATATCTCAAGTCAGCCGCTGTATGTGGACAAAGTGATTTAGTTGAAGTAGCTAATGGTAAAGTGTACATTACTGACTACAAAACAAACAAAGAAATTAAAAAAGAAAGCTACAGAAACTGGGAAGGTATTTCTCAAAAAATGGAATATCCAGTTTCTCATTTAGATGATTGTAATCTGAATCATTACAATCTTCAACTTTCTATATACATGTATATCGTGTTAAAGCATAACCCTAAACTTCAACCAGGTGAACTTACTATTCATCATATCATGTTTGAGGAAAGAGAGGAAAAAGATGAAAATGGTTTTCCCCTTGTGATTTATGATGAGAAAGGATTCCCAAAAGTTAAAGAGGTGGTTATATACAGATTACCTTATTTGAAAGATGAAGTTGTCAGTCTTTTGAAGCATTATCAAGACAACAAGGAAAAACTATTATCAAAAAAATATGGTCAAGCTGTTTGATATCCAAAATGGTACAGTAGTTCCAACAGAGCATTGCTTTGTTTTGGGGACACTTAAAAAAATACAAGACGAGTATCCTAATGATTATTTGTCAATTTATGGATACGTTTTTTACATGACATGTCCTAATCCTGAATTGAATCCTTTCTTTGACATTATTGAAAATGATAAGGAAGAACTGATACTTAGAGAAGTGAACGCTGAGTTTTCAACTGAGGATATTACTATTAGAGACGCAATTAAATTTTGTGAGAAGTTATATGAAACACCTACATATCGTGCTTATATGGGTATAAAGCAAATGCTTGACAGATTGGCAAGATATATGGAAAATACGCCCGTTGAACACGGTAGAGATGGTAACATTAATTCACTAGTTAATGCAGCAGCTAAGTTTGAACAAATAAGAATGTCATTTAAAGGTGCATACAAAGATTTGATGGAAGAGCAAAAAGGTACAGCAAGAGGTGGTCAACAACTTGCATATGACCAATAATATAACGAAACGAAATAAATATGAGTAATGAAGGTGACAGTAGACAAACAGAAGTTGGCGACAGTATTACTTATGATCGCAATGTTTTTCAATCCGTTTGGATTCGATGCTTTATTCAAACTAGTAATGGACTTGACAGGTTCTTATTGGATTACGGATATAATTTTTTATTGCGTTTCGGGATTGTTCTTTGGACTATATATCTTATTGCGCAAGTCAATTAAAAAACATAAAAGACACCCGTATGATGACCTTTTTATATAAAATTAGAAACAGTATTACCGATAGACTAGGATGGTTCTTTTGTGAAATATCGTTTAAGTCATTGGATAAATGGAATAACAAATCATTCTCAATGTTTTTCTATAGTATCGGTATTTGGTTTTATAGCTTTTATAAAAATATTAATGATAAAGAAATTATGCTAGAAGAAGGATTTTATAATTGGTTATTCCATTTTAACCCTTATACACAACTTTGGTCTATAGTACATAGAGAAGATTATAAAGCTTACTGGAGTGGTGGAGAAACTAAATATCCGGTAGTTAAATCAAAGGATATTAAAACTTTGATTTACGTGGTTAATACTTCAAACGGTGATCCCTCATTTATACAAGAGGTTGTAGACTTGGCTGTAATAGAGTAATACTTGGAAACATTTATTGACATACCTACATACGATGCATCTGTTGGTGAGTGGAGTATTACAAGTTACAATACTCGTGAACAGTTTGTAGATTTCCTTAAATCTATTTTTAAGGAACCAGGTTTGTATGCTTTTGATGAAACTACTAAACTTTTTAACGAGCAGGCAAAGATATTTAATCAACAAAAAGTATACTGTGCTGCACCATTTCGTAGTAAGGACTTTATTGATTATTGGAATAACGAAAAAAATAAATGCAGAAAAGGTGTAATATTTAAAAACCCTCTTGGTAAAACATGGTACTTAACAAGGGACTATTACATGTGGTTAAACTTTCTGCCCATTTACAATAAAGAGCAGGGAAAATTTACGTTTGCTGACATAAGAGATGCGCAGTATCACATGGCACTCTACGAGGACATTGCAAAATACAGTTTTAAACATGTTGCGATTTTAAAGAAACGTCAGATTGCATCTTCTTATTTCCATACTGCAAAAATGATAAACAACTTCTGGTTTGAGGAGGGTTCTATCAATAAAATGGCAGGTTCTCTAAAAGATTACATTAATGAAAAGGGTACATGGCGATTTATGGAAGAATACAGAAACTTCTTGAATCAACACACTGCATGGTACAGACCTTGTAATCCTGATAAGATTCTTAACTGGCAGCAAAAAATCGAAGTTAATGCTGGTGGAAGAAAAAAAGATGTAGGTCTAAACTCAGTCATCATAGGGTTGTCTTTGGATAAAGATCCGACAAATGGTGTAGGCGGTCCATGTAATTTATTTTTTCATGAGGAAGCAGGTATTGCCCCTAACATGGATAAAACAATAGAATACTTATTACCCGCATTAAAATCAGGTATGATCTACACAGGTATGTTTGTAGCTGCAGGGTCTGTGGGTGATTTGGATCAGTGTGAACCACTGAAGGAAATGATATTACAACCCGATTCCAAAGACGTTCTTGCTGTAGGTACTAATCTGTTAAATGAAAACTGGGAATATGCAGAATGTGGTTTGTTTATTCCAGAACAGTGGTCTATGCTTCCGTGTATTGATGAATACGGTAATTCCCTAGTTGAACAAGCGCTAGAAATGATTGTTGAGGAGCGTAAGGATTGGAAGAAAAAACTTAAAGCACAAGACTATCAATTACGCATTTCTCAGAAACCTATTAACATCGAAGAAGCATTCGCGAATAGAAAAGTATCTCTATTCCCGTTACATCTTGTAAATGCCCAGTTGAGAAGAATTGAAGAACGAGAATACTATACTGAATATGTTGATTTGTATAGGGATGAAAATGGTAAGATTGCAGTTCGCGAATCGAGAAAACTACCAATTAGTGAATTTCCTATTTCACCAAAGACTACTGACAAGGAAGGTACAATTGTAGTATATGAACGACCTGTTGAAGACCCTACTTTTGGAATGTATTACGCTTCAGTCGACCCTGTTTCCGAAGGTAAAACAACTACATCAGATTCACTGTGCTCAATCATTGTCTACAAAACCTCTATAGAAATTACTAAAAAGAAAAGCGATGGTTCCGTTGAAAGTCACGTTGAGCGTGACAAGGTGGTTGCTGTATGGTGTGGGAGATTTGATGACTTGAATAAAACCCATGAGAGATTAGAAAATATAATTGAATGGTACAATGCCTGGACAATTGTAGAAAACAACATCTCATTGTTTATTCAGCATATGATAGCTCGAAGAAAGCAGCGATATCTTGTACCCAAAAATCAAATTCTGTTTCTTAAAGACTTAGGTGCAAATACAAATGTCTTCCAGGAATATGGATGGCGTAACGTTGGTAGTATATTTAAAACACACCTCTTGAGTTATGCTGTTTCTTTTTTGACGGAAGAGCTGGATCACATTACAAAAAGTGACGGGGAAATTGTAAAGACAGTATATGGTGTCGAAAGAATTCCAGACCCCATGCTTCTTAAAGAAATGCAGGCGTACAGAGAAGGACTGAACGTTGACCGTTTAGTAAGTTTTGCTGCACTGGTGGCGTTCTCCAAAATACAGCATTCTAATAGAGGTTATGCGAGAAAAACAGAGTATGAGAACACCAATTTGGAGAACTCACCAAAAAATAGTAACTTAAAAATGAGTCCCTTTAGGCATATTGGAGGTTCTAAAAACGCAACTTTAAGCTCAGGAAAGCCTAGGAACCCCTTTAAGAACTTTCGATGATAGACTTTAATCCAATGAAAGATGCAAATATTTAATGCATTACAGCTAAAAAACGGCGCTAAAGCTGAATATAATCGGTTGGGTACAATTACTCAACCTGTACAATTTTTACCCACCAAAGAAAAAACGGAGGAATGGGGTGCGTGGAATATGGACTGGTACGAAATGCAAGGACTTAAGCAAATTCGTAGGAACGCCCGTAAACTTCTTAAAAACTATAAGCTTGCTAATGGTGTAATTGATAAGACTGACTACATTATTGAAGAAGATAATGAGCAAGCCGATCTTATTAATATTCTGACAAAGACAGATGAGTCTGCGTTAGAGCTTAAGTTTTTTCCCATTATCCCTAATGTAATCAACGTACTTTCTGGTGAATTTGCTAAGCGCAATGATCGGATTATGTACCGTGCTGTAGATGAAATCTCATATAATGAGATGCTTGAAGAGAAGCGTCTTATGGTTGAGCAATATCTACTATCTCATGCTGAAGCTAAAATGATGGAAATGCTTATGGCGCAGGGTATGCAAATGGATTCTGAAGAAGCTCAACAAGCAATGAATCCTGAAAACCTTAAGTCTTTACCTGAAATTGAAGCATACTTTAAAAAAGACTACCGTTCAATGATTGAACAGTGGGCGATGCATCAGCATCTTGTTGACGAAGAACGCTTTAAAATAAAAGAGCTTGAGAACATGGCTTTCAAAGACATGTTAATTACCGATAGAGAATTCTGGCATTTTAAAATGAATGAGGACGACTACGAAATTGAATTGTGGAATCCTGTATTGACTTTCTATCACAAATCACCAGAAGTAAGATATATTTCTCAAGGTAACTGGGCTGGTAAAGTTGATTTAATGAGTCCTTCTGATATCATTGACAAGTATGGTTATATGATGACTGAGGAACAGCTTAGATCGTTAGAAGCAATTTATCCTGTAAAGGCTGCAGGATATGCTATTTCAGGATATCAAAACGATGGTACTTTTTATGATGCTACTCGTTCTCATCAATGGAATACAGAAGGTCCGTCTCTGGGTTACCGTCAGTTCGTCAGTGTTAACGACCGCTTCCTGGGTCAAGGTGACGATGTGATCACACAAATCTTGGAAGAATCCGAGGACCTTTATGACTATGGAACTACAAATCTTTTAAGAGTAACTACTGTTTATTGGAAGTCACAGCGGATGCTGGGATATCTAACTCGTATAGAGGATGATGGTAGTGAAATTAAAATGATTGTAGACGAGAACTTTAAAGTCACCAATAAACCGATGTATGATACTTCGGTTATTAAAAGAAAAACAGCAGATAATCTTGTTTATGGTGAACACATAGAATGGATCTGGATTAATGAAGTTTGGGGTGGACTTAAATTAGGACCAAACCGACCTACTTTCTATGGTAATGCTGATGCGACAGGACTTGCTCCAATCTATCTTAACGTTAAGCCTGTTAAATTTCAATTCAAAGGTGATTTTACTCCTTATGGTTGTAAGCTTCCCGTAGAAGGTTCTGTTTTCTCAGACAGAAACAGTCGTTCAGTAGCACTGGTTGACAAAATGAAACCTTTCCAAATTGGTTACAACCTTGTTAACAATCAGATTGCTGACATTCTTATTGATGAATTGGGTACAGTAATTATGCTTGATCAGAATGCTTTACCTCGTCAATCAATGGGTGAAGACTGGGGACAGAACAATTTTGCAAAAGCATATGTAGCAATGAAGTCATTCCAGATGTTGCCACTGGATACTTCTATCACTAATACTGAAAATGCGTTAAATTTTCAGCATTATCAAGTATTGAATCTTGAACAGACTCAGCGGTTAATGTCAAGAATTCAATTGGCAAACTATTTTAAACAACAAGCATTTGAAACTATTGGTATTTCACCTCAACGTCTTGGCGCTGTTAATGCTCAAGAAACTGCTCAAGGAATCCAACAAGCTGTAAATAATTCTTACTCACAGACTGAAACTTATTTTATTCAGCATTCTGAATATCTAATGCCTAGAGTACATCAAATGAGAACAGATTTGGCTCAGTATTATCATTCACATAAACCTTCGGTTCGTCTTCAGTATATGACAGGAATGGATGAAAAGGTTAATTTTGAAATGAGCGGTACCGAAATGCTTGCCAGAGATCTTAACATCTTTGTTACAACTAAGGTGAATCAGAAGCAGATCATGGAACAAATCCGTCAACTTGCTTTGAGTAATAATACTTCCGGTGCATCTATCTATGATCTTGGTAAACTTGTTCAAGCAGACTCTCTTGCTGAAATTAGTCACACTCTAAAAGGTATTGAAGAAAAGACAACTAAAGCTAAGCAACAAGAAATGCAGCAAATGCAAGATATTGAGCGCATGAAACAAGAAGGTCTTGATAAGCGTTTAATGGCTGAACAGCAGTATAAAGCAGAGCAAGCGCAGCTTGAGCGTGACAATGACGTAAGAGTTGCTGAAATTAGATCTGCTGGTTACGGTGCAATGGTGGATCTTGATAAAAATAGTCAGTCTGACTTTAGAGATACTCTTGATTATTTAGATAAAAAAGATCGTGCTGATCAAGAATTAAATATGCGTCGTGAAGCATCTGTTTCAAAAAATGCAATTGATCAGCAGAAATTAGACTTGCAAAGACAAGAACTTCAAACAAGAAAAGAGATTGCTCAAAAGCAAGTAGAAGTCGCTCGCACTAATAAAAATCGCTTTGATAAAAAAGATTGATAAGACCCAAAAATGGGTTAGCGATATAATCCAAAAAATGTCACACATTCTTTTCTAAAACTAACTTTCGAAAGTTTAGAAATAGATTATAATGTGTAGATTATTAATGTAGAACAACAAAGAAACCAACACTTTAAATTATGGCTACAGACAAAAACCAATCTACGAATGTAGAATCTGTAACGCTCTCTGACATTGATGATTTTCTTCCGATGCCTAGCGCAGAAGATGTATTAACTGGAGATGGAAAGAGTGATGCAAAAAAACCTAGTCTCTTTTCAAGAAATGCGGCTGTTGATATGAGCTTTCTTGAGAATGATGGCAAAGATGAAAATGCTGATGATGATAAGGATGATTCAGCAGATGATAAAAAAGAACCCATTAACACAGATAATGTGTTGGATGATTTGAATCCCGCTGGTGATGATGAGGAAGATTCTGATTTAAAAGCAGGAAGAAAAAAAGTTGACAAAAGCGGAATGGTTGAAACATTCTCTAAGTTAATTGAAGAGGGTCTTATCATCCCCTTTGAAGATGATAAAAAATTAGAGGAGTACTCTATGAAAGACTGGAAGGAGCTTCTTGAAGCAAATTTCCAGGAACGCGAAAAAGCGATTAGAGATCAAACTCCAACAGAGTTCTTTGAATCACTACCCGATGAACTGCAATATGCAGCTCGTTACGTAGCAAATGGTGGAACAGACATTAAAGGTTTGTTCAAAGCGTTAGCTCAAGTTGAAGAGACTAAGTCTTTTGATCCTGAAGCAGACGCACATCATGTGGTACGTCAGTATCTGAGAGCAACCAATTTTGGTAGTGACACAGATATAGAAGAGCAAATTAAAGAGTGGGAAGATTTTGGAACATTGGAAAAAAAATCTAATAGTTTCAAACCCAAACTCGAAAAGATGCAAGAAGAAATTCTTGAAGAGCAGATTCAACGTCAAGAGCAATACAAAAAGCAACAAGAAAAAGCTGCTCGTGATTACATGAATAATGTGTACGAGACGCTAAAAATTGGTGATCTAAACGGTGTAAAAATCGATAAACGTACACAAACTTTCTTGTTTTCTGAATTGACTGACGCAAAATACCAGTCTATGTCGGGTAAGCAAACAAATCTTCTAGGACATCTTCTTGAGAAGTATCAGTTCCAAGAACCTAGATATGATTTAGTTGCTGAAGCGCTTTGGTTGTTGGCAGACCCTGATGCATATAAAGATCAGATTCGTCAACAAGCAAAGAACCAGGCAACACAAGACACAGTTCGTAAGCTGAAAACTGAAGAAGCAAGAAAAATTGCAGGAACAGTAGCTGACGAAAAAGAAGAAAAAGCCGGAAGAAAAATACCTCGTCCGTCAAACATATTCAAAAGAAGTTAAATAAACCTTTAACAATAACAATTCAATCCTAAAACCCTTTCAAAAATGAGTACACCTGTTCTTAACAATGGTCTCTTCCTCAGGGATACTAGCTACAAAGTTAGTTCTCACGTGGACAGCTACCACCTGGTGAACATGCTCAAGAGTGCAGAACCCATGGATTTGGGTCCTGTAGACTTGTGGGCAATGACCCAGAAGGTAGAAATGCCTCTTTATCAGATGGCATCTTTTGGTGGTAAAAACACCATTCTTGTAAATAACCCTCGTGGTGAGTACAAATGGCAAACACCTATCGTACAAGATCTTCCTTACATTACTGAAGACGCTGAACCAGGCGCTTCTGTAAATGTTGGAAAAGATGGTACATCTTTCAAAATTAAAGTAAACAAGCGTTCTTTCGGACATGGTGATATCATCACATACGATAAGTACAATGGTGCAGAAATGTACGTTACTGCAGAAGATATTCTTCCTACTGGTGACGGATTTCTTTACACTGTTCAACTTGTAAACAACGACAACCAAAAAGGTCTTGACAAGAATTTTGTTAAGCCTGGTACTAAGTTGTTCCGTAAAGGTTCTGCTCGTGGTGAATACGGTGAGCGTTTCTCTGACATCGGAGAATTGAGCACTGGATTCCGTGAGTTCTACAACTACGTAGGTGGTGCTGAAGCTCACGTACACTACAGTGTATCTAGCCGCGCTGACTTGATGATGAAAGGTGGTATGCAAGCTGATGGTAGCGTACCTGTAACTGAAATCTGGCGTTCATTCGATAAGAGTATTGATCCTTCAATTACTTCTATCGATGCTATGGTTGCTAAGATGGGTAAAGACTACATCAAGCGAGCTTATGATAAAGGTACTTTATCTCGCTCTTTCGTTACCAATTTGGAAGCAGCTCACTTGACTAAAATTGCAACAGACATCGAAACCTACTTGATGTGGGGACAAGGTGGTCGCGTTAAGCAAGATGGTCCAGATGATATCCGCTTGTCAGTAGGTCTTTGGAAGCAGTTGGACAACTCTTTCAAGCGTATCTACAACAAAGGTTCTTTCAACCTTGAGCTTTTCCGTAGCGAAATCTTCAACTTCTACAATGGTAAAGTTGAATTTAAAGGACCAGATCCTAAGCGTCAGATCATCGTACAAACTGGTATGGCTGGTATGAAGATGGTGAACGACGCTATCAAGAAAGAAGCTATGGGTGCAGGTCTTGTGGTACAAGCTGCTGATATCGGTGCAATCACCGGTCAGGGAATGGATCTGAATTTTGGATTCGCTTTCACTAGCTACACAATTCCTTTCTTGGCAAACGTTAAGTTTGTGTTGAACCCTGCTTTTGATAACGTTCATACTAACGATATTGAAAACCCAATCATTGATGGTTTCCCTCTGTCAAGCTACAACTTTATTGTATTCGATATCACTGATAATACCAACGACAACATCTTCTTGTTGAAGTTGCAGTGGGATAACGAACTGAAGTGGTTCTATCAGAACGGTACTATGGACTACATGGGACGTACTCAAGGTTTCTCTTCTAGCGGAAACTTTAACGGATACCGTGTGTTCATGACTCAAACGATGCCTGCTTTGTGGGTAAAAGACCCAACCAAAGTGTTGAAGATCGTTATGAGAAACCCGATCACTGGTGGTTCTTTCTAAGAATAACCTATTACAAATCTGGGGGTAACCATTCCCCCAGTTTTTGTTTTTACAATCTTCCACCTCCTCGATGTCGATTAAATTCGACAACTCACCTGGGGCAACCCAGGTTCCTTCTGAGATGTAACAACCTTGTCGTGGTTCAGAAGCTTTAAACTAATAGTTGCAAAAATATAAACCAACAAAAACCAAGTATGGAAACAATGATTGAGAAACACAATTCTCTAAAGAGAAGTAGCACAATTGCTATTCGACCTTACGTAGACAATGGCTCATCAAACATGGGTCTTGAGCGTTACAGTATGTCACTGTTTGAAGGAGTATTTCATGAAGAACAGTTAGCATGTTTAGAAAACAATGGTATTAAACGTTTTGTCACAGGTCTGAATGAATTTGCTCCAGAACTTAAGAGATTAGATGAAGATGAGCGTAATGCTATGATTCGTGAAATTAGACGAATTGTAAGCACTCTTGAAAAAGAACTTGCTTCAAATGAAGTAGATCCTGAAGACAAAGAATTTTGGAATAAGGTAAAACTTCTAAAACCGACTAATGATGAATTTTGGAGCAGAATTGTACTTCGTTGTGGTAATGAACCTATCTTTTTAGATCCTCAAAAAGACGCATATGACCTAATTAAGTTGCGTGCAATTGAGGCTGGTGGTTTTTCAATTATTGCTAAAAGTCTTGAAGATGCCCGTGGTCGTGCAGTTCCTCCTAAGTTTTACTTAGATAAGTACGAAGAAACCGCAGCTATTAAGACAGAAGTTAAAAAGATCAGAAACAAAGCACTTGCTGAACTTCAAAAGCTTTATGACAAGAATGCAAATAAGCTGTTCTATGTATGTAAAGTTGTAGATGCAAGTTCTACTCAATATCGTAAGAGTACACCTGTTGATGTAATGTATGATAATATGGATAAATACATTAATGGTGAGTCTGTAGATAGAGATAAACGCAAAACAGCAGAACGTTTCTTAGAAATCTGCAGTTTGGATATGGAAACATTAAAACTGCGTTCTATTGTAAAAGATGGAACATTCTATAAGCTTCTTGCAACTAGAGCAGATGGTTATATCTATCATATGAGCAGTAGCACAATGCTAGGTAAAAATCCTTCTGAAATTGTAGAGTATCTGAAGAATCCTTTGAATGAAGAAATTCTTGCAGACCTTACTAGAACTGTAGAAAAATATTGGAATAGTTAAATACTGAAGAGTAAATGAACAACAACCTGTTACAAATCAAGTTTAAGGAGCGGTTAAATAAACTAGCTTCTCTTGATTACGACAACTTGGAATGCTGGCAGATTGTTGAAGCTTTCAACAAAGCTCAGCTAGAATGGGTGCGCAGACAAGTTGCTGGTAGTAACATTCGCAAACAAGGTGATGAAGCATCAAAGATTATGATTGATGATTTACAAATTCTTGTAAGTGAAGCAGTTCTTACGGGTTCAGATTATGATACATATTTTGAAACTGATAAACTACCTCCCAACTACTTGTATTTCAAGCGTATGACAGCTATTGCTAAAGACAAATGTTGTCCTTCAAGACCTGTTGTTGTTTATTTAGCTGAAGTGGGAGATGTTGACAACCTTTTGTATGATGCTTTTAGAAAACCGTCATTTGAATGGGGTGAAACTTTTTGTACGATGGGAAACAATCGTTGCAGAGTTTATACAAGTACAACATTTGATATTGAAAAAGCAACTTTGACTTACTACAGACTACCACGTACAATCAATTTTGATGGTTGTGTTAATATCTCAACCGGTGCAGTTGGTACAAATGTAGAGTCAGAATTTAAAGATGACATTGTCGAAATCATTATTGATGAAGCAGTTGCAATTCTTGCAGGAGATATCGAAAACTTTAGTCAGTACCAGAGAAATAAATCAAACGCACAAGCTAATTCATAATGTTACAAAAAACCATCAAACGTCCTTCTAGCACACACGGTGAGTTTTTGGGTAGCTTATTTGGTTTAAGAGATCAAATTCATTTGATTCATCTTTCAACAAAAAGTTATTCTGAACATAAAGCTCTTGATGAGTTTTATTCTGGACTGTTAGATTTGATTGACAGCTTAGCTGAAGGTATTCAAGGTATACACGGATTACAGGAAATATCTATACCAGCATCCACTCAATCAACAGATTCTGTAGAAATTTTAACTGAATTCTACAAAATATTGGAAGAAAAACGTATATTATATAGTGAGGGGTGGGTGCAAAATCAGATAGATGAAATAGCTCAATCGATAGCGCAAACACTCTACAAACTAAAATTTTTAAAATAATCTTTTAACCCTAAATCTTTTAAAAAATGGCTTACTTTCCCCATGCATTCCAGAAGGTACTAGTTGGTACTAACGGATTGAAAAGTTCGAGCACTTCCGAGCACGTTGTGTCTTTGGAATCTCACCCTGGTAAAGTGTCTGTAATTGACGCTAAGACCAATGCTATTCAGGACCTGACTGCAGCTCCTGCTACAAAATTGTTTTACCTTGCTCAAGGTAGCTTCCACGCATCGGACAAAATTGGTCCTTTCCACGGTGGTTACAAAGAGTCTGTAAAGACAAAAGGTATTAACCCTAAATTTGTTAGCAAGTTCTACTATGTAGCTCCTGCCGCTCCTGTTAATCAAATCATCACTGTTGGTGAGAATGATTACTGCACTATTCCTTGCGAAAAGACTGTACGTCTTCGTTTGGATGTAAAAGGTTCACCTGCTCTTCGTTTCTTAACTCACAATGTCTACAAGACTTTGGATAGCTACACTGGTTGTTGCGATTCATCTAACACTCCTGTAGGTGTTGAGACTGTATTTGAAGCTTGGGCTGCTGAGATTGCTGGAGATCCTATCTTGAGCAAGTTTATCTCTGCTGCTGTATTGTACATCACTAAGAATGCTCAAGGTGTTGTAACCGGAACTTCTACTACCAAAACTTCTGCATGGATTGCACTTCCTGCTGCTCAAAAAGCTGCTAAATTGCGATTGACTGGTGCTTATGTAGATACCAAATTTGGTGACTGTTCTTTCTCTCCAATGGATCATGTAGAGCTTGAACCAATTCAAATCTACGCTTCTGCTTTGGAAGACAATGGCGATCCTTGTGCTAGTAACTGTTTCTCAGTTGCACAAGTACAAGCTGCTGCTCAAGGTAAAGGTTTTGGTGAGACTGTTCTTCGTGAACTTATCCTTAGCAAGCGTTACGAGCAAGAGCCTTTCCAAACTGATGCTCGTTTGCGTGAAGTATTGGATGATACCACTTTGGGTAGCATCAGCCGTACTGCATCTTATGGTGCTTACTACATCCTTCACAGTGTACCTCGTTCTAGCAACCCTAGCGGTATGATGGATGCTGATCAGTATTTGATTAAAGTGGTTGTTACCGCTCCTAATGCTGATTTCGAAACATTCGTTGAAGCAGCTCTTGCTGCTGCTGGTAACAGTGTTGCTCTAGAGACACTCTAAGGTAAACATATAACCTAAGCAAAAGGGAGAGCGAGAGCAAAAAACTCTCCTCTCCTTTTTTGCTTTATGGAGACTTTTTTGTAAATTTTATTGTAGAGGTACATGTCATGGCAATCAAACATTATTTAGCATTAGATATTCCAGATACTGCAGTTCCAACGGTACTGCGCATTGTTGATGCGTCTGTATACGGACAGGGATTGCCTATTGAATGTCCTCGTTTAGATATATATCTTCCAGGATTTCAGGAACCTATATTTATTTCAGAAGGACTTACACCTGGATTTTCAAAAAATATAAGCGGTATAGACTTAGGTCTACAACATCCGCAGTCCGAAACGTTGATTGGCTTACCCGACGGACTTTACAAAATCAGATATTCTATAAGTCCTAATGAAAAAGTATTTGTAGAATATTATCATTTAAGAACTACAAAGATCATAAATTCTTATGCTGCAGAACTTTGTAGACTTCAGTTAGAAAAATGTGAGCCTACAGCAGAGCTTCATAAAAAATTACATGATCTGAGATATATTAAATTATATCTAGATGGTGCTAAAGCAAAAGCAGAGCAATGTCACGCTCCTGCTCAAGCTATTGATATGATGACTTATGCTGAAAAGCTTTTAAGCAAATATCATAGTGGATGCTGTATTTCATGCGGTACTCCATATACAAGAAGTTGTAATTGTCACTAAAACCAAAGAATATGAGTAACAACACTTGTGCTAATTGTGGAACGAACATTACTTGCGGATGCCAAGTCAAAACAGCATCTGACGGAACAAAATGTTGCTCTCAGTGTCTTGCGCAGTATGAAGAATCTTTAAAGAAAAAATGAGCGAAGTACAAGAACATATTGACGGATTATTTGCAGACGCTGTTTATAAAGCGTTTAAAGCAAAGCGTTACGGTATAAAGTCTTGTCCTAAACCATTAGAGATTGATCATCTTGCAGATATTCGAGAAGTCTACAAACGTGTGACAGAACTCGACAGAAACGAAATGAAGCTTGCGACTTCTTGTTGCACGTTAAACAAAATTACCGAGCATATAAAGACACTATAAGGATGAAACCTGTAAAGAATAATACAACCCCCGGATGCTCAGCTGTATCGTCACAATGTGTGATATGGCAGGGTCCGGATATCCCTTGCATCAATCTTTGCAAAGGTGATACAATCGATGATGTAGTTTATAAGCTTGCTACGATTCTTTGTGAATCCACAAGCGGTGTAATTGATATTACTACATTAGATTTTAAATGTTTAGTTGAGCAGTATCAATCTGATCCACAGACACTTATCCAACTTTTACAACTTCTTATTGACAAAATATGTTCTTTAGAAGATCTTATTGATGGAGGTAATGGAGGTGGTAGTGGTTCTGTGAATGTACAGCTTCCTCCTTGTCTTCGTTATACCAACAACGATGGTGACTTTATAGAATACTTAGAGCATACTGCATATAGCAGAAAACTTGCTGCAGAGATATGCACGCTTATTGGAAACATTGCTTCTCATAATACACGTATTACAAATCTTGAAACACGTGTAACAACGTTGGAAAATGGTTCAGGCGGTGGAGGTTCAACTTCTATTACAGTAACTCCACAGTGTACAGGTACTCCGGGTACTCCTACAACCATACAAAATGCTTTTTTGAATTTAGAAGACGAGTTTTGTGATTTAAGAATCGCAACGGGTACAACTTCACAAATTCTTCAGGCACTTGCTAAACAATGTAATAATCTTGGAAGTCAATTCCAGTTATCTGGTAATGGAGTAGCTGTAATGTCTCAGCTACCTGGTTGGGTTAATAATCCTACATCTGTTGCTGATACTATTAATAACATCTGGCTTACACTATGTGACATTAGAGATCGAGTTGATGATCTTGGTGTAGTAACATCAATTAAGTGTACTGACCTTATTATTGATTTCTTACTAACAGTTAACCAGCAAAGAACAAGTGCTTCACTAACGTTTGCAGGACTTTCAACAATACCAAGTGGCTTAACAGAGCAATTAGGAACAAGAGTTAGAATCGCTTGGAATAACGGTGCAAACTTTGTGGATGTTCCATTTACTTTAGGAAATTTTGTATCTCCTGATGGTGGTCCATTTGAAATAAATCTTGCGTCATTAAATCCTAACGTTCCTACTGATAAAGACTTAACATTTACAGTCACAACAACTTATACTGGTTCAGGTCTAACTTGTTCTAAAACTGCTATTAAAACCTCAACATTTACTTGTAATAAACCCACTGTTGGAACGGTTTCATTAGTACAAGCTACAGCTAGTAGTTTAGAAGTAGTTTGGGCAGAACCTACAACCGGAACTACACCAGTTATATCTTATACTGTAACTCTAAAAAATAACTCTGGAACAATTACATATCAGACTGCACAGACAACTATAGGTCAGTACTTATTTAGCGGCTTAAATGCTTCTAGTTCTTATAGAGTAGACGTTGTAGTTAATTACGAGTGTGGTTCTTCAGCTGTAACAAGTGGATTGTTTAGTACTCTTTCCGGTGGTGGTACTACATATTACTATTATCAGGTAGAAAGATGTTGTGGTGGTAGCCCTATAATTTTGAATGTTAGAAGTAACAGCCAATTAACTGTTAATCAGGGTGTAAATATTTCAGGTTCAGCTAATGCCCCATACGCATGGCATGTAATTGGGACATCTTCACAAATTGTTTCAGCTCCTGTAGTACTTGCTGTTCACCCAGATTGTGAAGCTGCAATTGATGATTTAGGAGATCCTTGTGATGACGGTGGTGGTAATGGTGGTGTAGTTTAAAAACATAAAACATTAGATAAAGATGTACCCTAACGATTATTGTCAACCTTGTCAACAAACAGTACCTCCGGTTACTGTACCACCTCCTCCAGTATGTGCTGGGGAGCCGTGTGTTGAGTTATATAAAGATGATTGTGTTCTTTATACAGGACCCAATTTTCCATGCTTAAATGTTACAACAAATGAGCGTCTTGAAAGCGTTTTGATTAAAATCATGACAAAACTTTCTCAGTGCTGTTGTGATGGTACACCTCAACCTGTTGACTGTGTTGTATCAGAATGGAGTGCTTGGGGTGAATGCATTTGTCCAGATGAAGGCGCCGAAATAGAAATATGTACTCAAACAAGAACTAGAACAGTTATTACACCAGCATCTAATGGAGGCGATCCTTGTCCTTTACTTATTGAAATAAGAGAATGCTGCCAACCAGTAAACTGTGTAGTATCTCAATGGAGCGAATGGTCTAACTGCGTTAATGGCATTCAAACAAGAACAAGAACAGTAGTTACTCCCGCCTCTTGTGGTGGTACTGCTTGTCCTGCACTAGTAGAGACAAGGTCATGTTGTACTCCTGTAAACTGTGTTGTATCAGCATGGGGTCCTTGGTCAAATTGTGTTAGCGGAGTTAGAACTAGAACAAGAACTGTTGTTACACCAGCATCATGTGGTGGAACAGCTTGTCCTGCACTTACAGAAACTCAAGATTGTGATGGGGGTTTACCTGTAGATTGCGTAGTTTCAGATTGGAGTCCTTGGTCTAATTGTGTTAACGGTGAGCAGACAAGAACTAGAACTGTTGTAACACCTGCTGAAAACGGTGGAGCACCATGTCCAACTTTGATAGAAACAAGAGACTGTATAGGATGTACAACACCAACAGGTCTTTCAGTACAAACTTTAGCTTAAACATAAACATTAAATTATAAAAACATGCCATCATTTACTTTAAACTGGACCCCTGCGGGTGGTCAAACAACAACAGCACAACGTGTGCAAAGAAAATCAGGCGGAGGAGCTTTTGCAACAATTGCAACTCTTGGTACTGCAGCTAGTACGTACACAGATACTAGTGGTTCTGATAACATACTTTATACTTATCAGATTGTTAACGTATGTACTAATGGCGAAGTAGATTCAAGTGACGTTCTTATTTGTAATCCTACTTGTCCTACAGTTACAGAAGTAGTTAGTGGAACTGGTGTAGAACTTTCTTTCCCTTCACTTTCAGGTAATACTGTTTATACAGGTAATGTTACATTTAGTGGTGGTATTGCTGCTCAAGCAACTAGTGGCAACGCTAATGGTTTTGCTTTAGGATTTACTGGTGCTTATGGTACAACTTATACATATACTTACACAGTTTCTTGTGGGGGATTCCAAATTTCATGTTCTGATACAGTTGCTATTTCTAGCCAACCATGTTTGACACCAACTGAACTTTCAGTAATGAATGACGCGGGTTTTGACTCATAAGATAAAATTTAAAATATTATGGCAACAGTAACATTAACATGGACACCAGCAGGAGGTGCTAACTCTACAAATCAAAGAATTTATAGAGGTTTAGATCTTACTGTCTCTACACTGTTAGCAACTGTATCGCCTAGTGTAGCAACTTATACTGATTCAACCGCTCCTGATGGTGCAACTGTTTATTATCGAGTTGCTAATATCTGCAATAATGGTGGTCCAACTAATAGCACTGTAGTAAGTATAACTACACCCGGTGGCGGAGGTGGTGGCAGTACTGACCCTGTAGAATACTTTAACGTTGGATGGGGTGGTGATACAAGTGCTGCATGCAGTATGGCTAATATTGGTGGTAATGTATTCTATACAACGTGTAGAACCGACGAGTTTGGTTCTGGATGTCAATTGTATATTGATGGCTCTATGAGTGGACGTCTGCAAGGCTTTACGCATTTATTTGCTAATAACATGAACTGGCTTATTACTACCGAAGGTGTAGTTATTGGACCAGACGATACTCAGTGTTAAGATAAAAAAAATCATTGATCAGGTTTGTTGGTTTCTCCTGGCAGTGGTCTGTGAGACCCCCGGTAGCAATACTGGGGGTTCTTGCTATTATTTATAGTTAAAATCAATACAAGTTCTACAAAAAGGTATATATTTGTAGAACTTATCCATGAAAAACCCAATATAATATGAGTCTAATTTCATCTGTATATCAGAGTTTAAAACGCAAACGCTCTGATCAGGAGAAAGCTGAAAAGATAGGCATTCCCTTAAAAAAATACCTTGCATTAAAAGAGTTAATAGTTAATGCAATTAGTGAAATTTCTTCTGTAGTTGATAGTCACGTTGTTGATTATTTGCAAGGAAAGTTAGTTGATAAAGTTGAAGAAACAGCTCTCATTGGTCAATTAAATGAAGAGCTTGGTAAAATTGTCATTGATAAATCAAAGTCTGAAGGAGCTACTATTGTTGAACAGCACGTTGATCTGGAGACCGGTACTACAAAAATTACCGGTCTTTTTGCTGCTGAGCCTAGAAGTTCTGAAGAAATAATAGAGCTACTTAATATTGATACACGAAAGTGGAAACTTTCGCAATACTGGAACAAAGAAAAAAGTGGGCGATGGTATGTGTCAGCACTTGTAAGTAAACTTCCAGAGGAGCAAGTTATACAAAGCACGTTTTTAGAGATTCTTCAAAATTATGAATTACCGGAAATTCAACCCCTCGACAAGAGTAACATCTTGCTCAATAAATCAGCAGAAGAAAAAGTCTGTGGAGTTTTCTCTCTTCAAGATCTTCACTTTGGAAAACCAGGAAACGAAAATCTCGGAGAAATTCTTGAAAACTGTGTAAAGTCCTTATTAACAAAGGCTTACAATACATACTACCTTGATGAAATAATTTTTGTAGTTGGTGGAGATGCTCTAAATATGGACACATTTAACGGTACAACCACAAAGGGGACTATTGTAGAAAATGGGGAAGGTCCTGTAGAAACCTACATTAAAGCTTTTGACTCTCTTATGCAAACAATTGGGACAATATCTCAATTTTGCAATAAGCTAAAAATAGTATACTTACCAGGTAATCATGATAGATTGTCATCATTTCATCTGGTACATGCTTTACAGCAAGGTTTTAAAGATTGGTCAAATATTGATTTTGATAGCGCATATGCTGAAAGAAAAGTACACCTATATGGTTTAAATATGTTCTGTTTTGAGCATGGTGATGTGACTACAAAAAACAATCCTTTGGTATATGCGACAGAATTTCCTATTGAATGGGGTTCTGCATCATTTAGAACTCTCTATGTTGGACATTATCACACAAAGAGGTCAAAGGAATACTTGACAGAAAACGAAGAAAACGGGTTTACAACTCGTCAACTTCCAAGTTTGTCATCCTCAGATTATTATCATTACCACAATAAATGGACTGGTAATAAGCGCGCAGGAATTTTAGAACTGCACTGTGAGAAGAAAGGTAAAGTTTCAGAGTTTGTTTATACACTTTAATGGGTCAAAACCATGAAAGTATGGCAAAAATTTATTAAATTCTTATTGTAGGACGTGCATGAAAGACGCTAAGAAACCAGACTTAAATGCACCGCGTTTTAGACCCTCTGTATTGGGTACTCTTAATAAGTCTGTAATCAGTCTTCTGAGAGATAAAATACACGGTTTGAACAAGCTTAGCGATGTTGAGATTAAGAATATAATCTTAACATTTAATGAGCTATTGTGGAACACGGTGTTAGAAAATAGGGACGGTGTTGAGCTTCCAGAGCATGTGGGCAACTTATTCATAGGAACCTGTAAACCTAAAATTCGTAAAAACGTAGACTTTAAAAAGTCACAGGATTATTTAAAGGTAATCCAACATCGTAACTGGGAAAGTGATGATTATCTAGCAAAGATATTCTATACTAATCATGAAACTAGATATCGATTTAAAAATTACGAAGTATGGGGTTTTCAGGGGTCGCGGAGGTTTAAAAGAACACTTGGTAAAGTGTATCCTGAAAACTGGAAGCTGTATGTTCAAGTAGATCACACGCTTCAAGTTTCCAAGCTGTTTAGAAAAAACAGTTACAGAATCATGAAGGAAGCAGAAAATACCAAAAACCTAGAAAGTTATGATGAACTAGCACTTGACTAAGCACGCTATTTAAAACATACAAGGGATGGTAACTATTGGAGAAGTAATATCTAGGGTGCGTAATCAAGTTAAGTCGGTAAAGCAAGACGCTTTTTTAACCGACCGTTTTCTTCATTCCCTTATTCGCAAATACGCAGCACTAATGATGCGACGTCAGGACAACCTGAATCGCATTATGAAATTTAACTCTGTATTTCAAGCTCTTTCTTTTGTTGAGCTTATTGAAATTGATAAGATTGAAGCACAATGTCATTGTGTTGAAAGTGGTTGCACATTTAAAAGAACAAAAGATAAAGTACCAGCTTTAATGCAGGGTTACTGGGGTCCTCTTATGAGGTCGGTTACAAGTATTGATATAAGTGAAGAACTTGTACCAACATTTCCGCACACATTTGAAAAGATTGCAAACCAAAAGACGTTTAAATACAATAGGAAAAAATACTATTGGTATTTAGACGGGTATTTGTATTTCCCAAATCTAGAGTGGGATGCTATTAGAATTGAAGGTGTGTTTGAAGAAGACATTAGTAAATACAATTGCGATATTAAAGATGATTGTTTGTATATGCAGGATCGTGGATTTCATGTTCCTGAATTCCTTTTTGCAGAAATCGAACAGAATGTTGTAAGAGATCTCGCGGGAATGATTCAGATTCCTTCTGATATTATGCAAGACAACAGACACCTTGCTAGACAATAAAACATTAAACGATGCTTACGGAACTTCAATATAGGACATTTGACGAGCTTCTGCAGAGCGTTGAGATTGACATGAAAGGTGTCGATAGTCAAGGTTATGTAGAACCACAAGAATTGCTTAAAGTAGCAATTAAAGTCAACAGAGAATTAGGTTTAAAAATCAATCCTTCTAGACAGAAGTGTATTGAAATACATAAAGGAAAAGCCAGACTACCTGAAGATTTTAACGTGTTAAATTTTGCCTTGGTTTGCGAGTCAAGAAATGAGCATCCTATAGTTAGAAAAGAGAAGACTTACAACCAGGGTTTATTAGAGGGTGTTTTAATGGCACAGAACATTCTTTCTAGAACAAGTGTTGATCAGTTTACGATTACAATGGATTTACAACCTAATGGTAATCTTATCAGTCATACTCTAAATACAATGGATGTAATTGTACAAGCACAATTACCTGATGGAACCCTAGCTTCATTTGATTTTTCTACACCAAGTACAGGTGAGATTATTTTAGACAATGATACAGCACAATTAATTACAGGTGTAAAGATTATCATTATTGGTAAAAAGTCAATTACAAATTTTGGTAGTCAACAACATACTAATCTTAATAATGACGACAATAATCCTTCAGTTACCTATATCTATAATAACGTAGTTAATACTTATAAAAGATTAGTACCAATTGAAATTAGACCCAGCAGAAAAATTATGAATGACTGCTGGAATCTTACTGTAAAAAGTCATTACATAGGTTACTTAGAAAATGGATTTTTCCATGTCAATTTTGACGAGGGTACAATTTATCTAAATTATTCTTCTGTAATGGAGGATGACGCGGGTAATCTTTTGGTTTTTGATCACCCTATTGTAAATGAATATTATGAATATGCACTAAAAGAGCGAATCTTTGAGAATATGTTTTTGAGTGGTGAGTCTTCAGTACAAAACAAATTGCAGTTTATATCTCAGAAATTGAGAATGTCAAGAAATAATGCATTTAGTTATGTAAATACTCCTGACTTTAATGAGTTGAAGCGCGTTTGGGAAATGAATAGAAAAGCGCAATACCACAACTACTACAACATGTTTAAGAGCAATATACGATGAGCATTATACAAAAAAAGATTAAGGTTGGTGTTTATGATGCCAATGTGGTTTTTATGGTAACTGACTCAATGGAGGAAGTTGCGATAAAAACATTTCGTAAAACAAAAGAAATCTGGTCTATTGAAGACGCAGACGGTTGTGTTTTTTATACAACAGGTTTGTACTATTTAGTGCTTCTACAAGAACAAATATCTCACAACCTTATAGCTCATGAAATATTTCATCTTTCAACTCGGATATGCGAAGATAGATATATCGAAGATGAAGAAACAAAAGCTTGGTTAACAGGTTATCTTACTGAAAACATTTATAAGTTTTTAGACAAAAAGAAAATTGAAATAAAGCTATGAGTCAAGGGCTTGATAATAAAAGTAGTCTGCAGAAGAACAATACCTTTACAAAAGGTATGGTTAAAGACTTCAACGACCTATTTGTCGGTGAGGGGTTGTGGACTCATGCCCGTAATGCGGTAAACAATTCACATCTTGGTGAGGTTGGTGTGTTAGGAAATGAGCAGGCAAATAGATACTGTACTACAGCTCCCTACACTATAATAGGATTAATCCATAAGTCAAGTAGTGAGTGGATTGTATTTTCTACAAATAATACCGATAGCGAAATTGGAATTTTTGATGAAGGTTTGTGTAAATACACAAAATCTGTAAATGATAAATGTCTTGGTTTTAAGACAACTAATTTAATTACTGGTGCAGCAAAAGAAAACTTTGACTGTACTCACTCTGTTTATTGGCAAGACGGGTTAAATCCTGATCGGTATATTAATCTGGATAATATACCCTATAAGAAGACTGGCGTCAACCTTTCCCCAGATCCTTCATGTTATATTCCAGAATATTCAGATGAATTGGATTGTGAAAAGACCCTCTTGCAATCTATAGTAGAAACACCCTGTATTCGTATCAGTAAGGGGAAAGGTGCCGGTCAATTACTTAATGGTTCTTATCAAGCTGTAATCGCTTACTCTGTAAATGGTGTTAGAGTAACGGATTACTTTAAACCAAGTAATGTTCAATCGCTGTGGAGTCATAGTGGTGTAGGTGGTTCAATGGAAATAGATATTGATGAAATAGACACAACATTTGATGAGTTTGAACTTGTTATGGTCACTACAGTCAATTTGCAAACTGTAGCTCGCAGAATAGGATATTATAATACTCGTCAAAAGAAAATAGTTCTTGACCTTATAGATCAAGCATGGGTAACAATACCCTTGTCTTACATTCCTCTTCAAAATGCACTTTATTACAAGAGTGATAAAATATTTGAGATTAATGGTTACCTACTAAGATCTGGTGTAACAACAAGACCTGATTTTAATTATCAACCTTTAGCAAACCAGATTCAGTCTAAATGGGTTTCTGTAGAATATCCTTCTAACTATTACATTAGAGGTGGTAATAAAACTTCATACATGCGTGATGAGGTCTATAGCTTCTTTATTCGTTGGATTTATAAAACTGGTCATCGTTCTGCATCTTATCATATTCCAGGTAGAGCACCAATAGCAACCGACACGCAAATAGCTACTGGTAATGATGTTTTGCCTGGTGAAACAAGAAATTGGCAGGTTTATAATACTGCTACAAAAACAGCGGCTTCAGGAATACTTCCAGACGGTGGGGTATTATCTTTCACAGGTCAAATGGGGTATTGGGAATCTACAGAAAAATATTCTGATGACAAACCTGATATTTGGGGTCCATTGTGTGGTAAACCTATTAGACATCATAAGTTTCCTGATAACGTTACAACACATATACACTCTAACGCAGGTTCGAAAATTTCAATACTAGGTGTTGAATTTTTAAATATTCAGCACCCGTTAGATTTAGATGGTAATCCTATAGAAGATATTGTAGGATATGAGATATTAAGAGGATCTCGTGAGGGTAATAGAAGCATAGTTGCTAAAGGATTGTTTAACAACATGTGGGAATATGAAATTGATGGACAACCTGGTAAAAAAGGATTGTATCAAAATTTTCCATATAATGACTTGAATCCAAATGTGTTTTTAAGAACAGCGTTGAAAAAAGATAATGGTAATAAACCTGATCACAGTTCACTTGCACCGTCAAGTTATCGTAAGGATATTTACTCTTTTCATTCACCTGATACTACATTTAACAAACCTTTTTTCTCTCAAGGTGCAGTAGAAGTATATACGGTTGAGCATGGCTCTGTTGAAGGTAAATTTGAATTTCCATATAAGCATCCTAAAAGTAAATTAATTACAGATGGTGCTTTTGTATTTGCATCTGTTGTCGGTGCCGGTATAGCAGTTCTTGCAGCTTTAGGTAAGGCGACAAACAGGACTGATGTAAGCGCTACATTTCTTGGTGCAGGTGTAATAAAAATATCACAAGCTGAATCAGGAACTGCTACAGCTATTCCTGATATAGCAAGTATGATTACAGCAAGACCTGTAGGTACAGTTGCTGGTATTCTGTTAGCAGCACCAGCATTAATATATTATGGTGCTCTCGGTATTCAATCTGCTTTGGAAGCTATTTATGCATTTAGTCCATTTAGGGATTATGCTTTGCAAGTAAACTCTCACGGATTTTACAATAATGCAATACCGATTACTAATAAAGGTAACAGGCGTAGAGCAGTTACAGATAATTCTGGAAGATATATTGATCCATTTGTTCAAGCATATGTTGATAATTTGAAGATTAATAATTTATTTAGAAATAAGTTTGTAGCAGTAAAACTATCTAGTCAATTATCTGACCCACATGTTAATGTTGGTAATAATTCTATTAAGGATAATTCAAGAGTAAGAATTCATGATTTAGAAAAGCATGATGATCCTACAAATGGCGTGTATAGTAGAAATACATCTGCATATTATGGGGCAATTAAATTGAGCTATGAGAATCAATATGGACAATTAGATTCTATTGTTCAGCTTCCTATTGAAAGTTGCATATTCAAAACACAACCTGGTTCAATTAGATATCGAACTGGAGCATTATTTGGAGGAGATGTGTATATTAATCGATACACTGAAAAAAATCCATATATGTTTTTTAATCAGTGGTTACTAGGTGAAAACAATGGTACAGAATACAACTATAAGAATTATATTAATGGACCGTTTCCTCGTTACTGGGCAAACTTAGAAAGGTTTGATTTAAATGATTTTACAATCAAACTAAATTTAAAGAAAGGTTTAGAACTTACTACACCAAGTGATTTTCATCATATGGATAGAGCTGGTAGTAAGACTGGTGTTTTTGTACTTAAGCGAGCGTTTTTTTATCTATTTAATAATGGCGTGAGAGATTTCTTTGTGGAATCCGAAATAAACCTTGCACATAGAGATTACGGTGAATTGTTACATGAAAAACATTTTGAACCTGAAGGATACTCTGACTACAATGAAATGTTTAGATCAGATATTATCACTAAAGGTAACTACTATAAATATGATTTTTCTTTAAGCGTATCTAAGCTATATAACAATTTTTCAACTTGGGGTAAAGTACTTCCTAGAAGTTATGATCCACGAGTTGCGGTAGATTGTTTTGAGTATTATCCGAGTCGAGTTATTTATTCATTACAACAACAGGATGAACTAAAACGTGATAATTGGAAAGCATATCTTGCAAATAACTATAAGGATTTTGGAGGTAAGGTAAGTAATATCAAAAGCTTAAATGAGAATGGTGCTGTTATTCTATATGAAGATTCAGAACCTACTCGTTTTGTAGGCGTAGATACACTTCAAACTCAAGGTGGTACAAAAATTACTATAGGGGATGGTGGATTATTCCAACAGAACATGCAATCCCTTGTTAACGCTGATGATATTCTAGAATATGGAAGTTGTCAAAGTCATAGATCAGCTATAAATACTCCTTATGGATTGTTTTACATTTCTCAGAAAATTGGTAAAGTGGTCCAATATGGTGGCGGAGGTTTAGAAGAAATATCTCGTAACGGTATGCGTCTCTGGTTTGCTGAGTACTTACCATCTAAGTTATTGCAAGCATTTCCTGATTATGATCTCTATGATAATCCTGTTGAAGGAATTGGTTGCCAGACAATATATGATGGTCAGTATGATTTGATCTATTTTACAAAAAGAGATTTTAAACCATTACTACCAGAAATTAAATATGACATAGAAGCTAAGAAGTTTTATGTTCCTTGTAATTACAATCTAATAGAAAACCAACCTTTAACACCGGTTGGTAGCAGATGCTATGTTGAACTTACAAATCCTAAATATTTTGAAGATTGTAGCTGGACTATCAGTTATGACCCTAAGTCAAAAGTTTGGGTAAGTTTTCACGACTGGCATCCTAGTTTGACATTACCTGCATATGAGCATTTCTTAACAGTTAAAGGTTCAGAGTTTTGGAAACATAATGATCGTTGTGATCTTTATTCTAACTACTACGGTATTGACTATCCTTGGGAAGTAGAATTTCCTGTGACAAGTGGTAACAATGTAACTACTACAAGAAGTGTAGAATATTTACTGGAGAACTACAAATACTATAATGATTGCCAGGACAGTTTTGCTCCTCTTGATCATAACTTTGACAGGGCTGTTATTTATAATAACGAGCAAATATCAGGTGTATTAGAGTTGCAGGTGAAGCCTAAAAATAATCCTATAGCATTACTGCAGTATCCAATTGCTGGTACTAATTCAGTACAAATACATTACTCAAAAGAAGAGAATAAGTATCGATTTAATCAGTTTTGGGATCTAACCAGAAACAGATTTGAATTTGTGGGCGGAGCTGTACCAATGTGGATTACCGAAGCTAATGGATATAAAAGGCGTATTAATCCTACATATATCAATTATGCTAAACCTCCGCTGGAACGTAAGAAGTTCCGTCACTACGGAAATAGGTTGTTCTTGAGAAAGAATATAAGTGGTGAAATAAAAATGCTTCTTAAATTATTTACAACCAAACAACTGGTAAGTTTTAGATAATGGAGAATTTATATAAATACATTTCATTTGATGGTTATCGAAACGATAGTCCTGATAGATACAACCCTGTAAATATTATTCCTACAGGTCGTATTTCTATGAGAGATGTTAATTATCCTGTTTTTGGTATAGACGAATATGGTAATGGAGGTATTATGTATCCTGGTAATGATTATCAGTTTACAGGAAATACTGTTTTAGAAATTCCTATGATGCAGCGTGGGGGACAACCTGTATATGATAACATTCCTAGTCCAGCTGTTATGAGGTCTAAAGCTCAAGCAGATCATGAAGCTGATATAGTATTAAGACAGAAAGCTCTTCAACCTATTACAAAGCCAGTTATTGATTTTATGCAGGAATGGATGAGTTCACCTATGTATAAAGCTATGCTTCAAAAGAGCAACGGTTCTAGTATAGCTAAAGGAAGAGAGAAACAGCTTCAGACAATGCGTGCACCTGGTTCATTTAATATAGATGTTGACTTAAATCCATATCATGATTGGGTAGATAATTTTTTTGTACCTAGAACTTTAGGTTCATACGGTATAAATACCCTTACTGGAGAAAATAAAATCTATATAGATAAAAAAGAGACCGATCCAAAGAGACGTAAAGAAATTGCAGTTCATGAACTTTCTCATGCTACTGATAATCCTAATGGTGCTGGTGGAACACCATTATTACCCGCTGCTGATATTGCTAAGATGCAAGCATACAGAGCTGCATTTGATAAAACAAGGAAATCTAAACCTGAAGACTGGCAGACTGAGTTTTATAACTATTTAGCTGAACCAACTGAAACAAGAGCTAGATTAAATACACTTAGATATCTTGGTAAACAAAAAGGTATTTATGATCCTTTTACAGAGAAGATTGATAAAAACAAGTTAGATAAGTTTAACTCACTTTTTTCAAATGATATTTCTTTAAGACAGCTAAGAGAAATATACTCTGATGAACAGATAACAGATATGCTAAACAGTATTTCTAAAGTACCATCTGTTTCAAGTATCCCTTTAGCAAAAGGCGGTGGACAGCACGGTGGTCTCGACAGATGGTTCGCTGAAAAGTGGGTTGATGTTAAAACAGGTAAAGAATGTGGTAGACAAGAAGGTGAAAAACGTAAAGGTTATCCCGCATGTCGTCCTTCTAAAAAAGTATCTGCTGATACTCCTAAAACAGCTTCAGAATTGTCTTCTGCTGAAAAAGCAAGATTTAAAAGAGAAAAAACATCTAGTAAAAGAATTAACTATAATCATAAAAAAGCTCAAGCTGGACTTGAAATACCACAACCATATATACGTCCGGATTTCTTTAGTCCTCAGCAAATTCGAGCTGCAGAGCAACGTTTACAGCAAGATAGAATAGCTGCCGCACGTGCTTATGCTACACCTGCAACTGGTAGAATAGAGGGCGAGGGTTTGATTGATGCTGTGCTACCTGTTGTTGCTGCACCAATGGTTAAAGCTGTAGCAAAACCTATTGCTCGTGTTGCAGATGATGTTATTAGTAATGCTTGGAAAGTAAATCCTAGAGCATATCAATACAATCTTCCGGAAAATACAATGTGGAGAGGACTTGGTAAAGAAGGTATGGAAGACGCTTTGCAATCAAGAGTATTTAGAGCTAAACAAGATGTTGTACCTGAATATTATCCTGGAACAAAATTACGTTTAACCAAATCTTTTGGATCTTCTACTTATTTTACTCCTAAATTTAAAACCGCAGCTACTTATGGTGATGACTTTTTAGCAGAAGTTCCGCGTGGTTCTGCAAATTGGGCAAATAGATATAAGAGATCCGACTGGTCACAAGTAGCAGATAGACAAATACCGATTACCGAAGGTAGAATATTACAAAAAGATTGGTTGAAAGGATATAAGCCTGTACAATACCAACAAGGTGGTGAGCTTGAATTAGCTCAATATGGATATATGATACCACCTGCTGGATTCAATCTTATGCTTGGAGCATCAGAGTTATATAACTATTTCTTTGGTGATGAACCTAAAGAAGTAAGTAAACCTCAGGTTAAGAATGTTAGTCCAATGGGTTCTATGTATCAGCTATATAATGCTGATTTAAACCAGTTCAAATCACAAAAGACTAATAATGATAAACTAAACCAAAATAACTCAGGAAACATTAATCTTTCATCTGGTAGATTTCAAGGTGCACAAGTATCGCCAGAAGTGATAAAAGAAGCTGTTGCATCTGCTAAAGCCCAGGGAATAGATCCGTGGTTAATGCTATCTGTAATCGGAAGAGAATCAACATTTGGTAGTGGTACTGATGCAAACATAAAAAGAGCAGGTAGTAAATCAAAATTGGTATCTGGTTGGGATGTTGCAGAGAATTATACCCCATACGATCCTTTAAGATTTCTTGCAGACAAAAAAGTTCCGGGTGTTAGTACAACTCGTGATGCACACGGTTGGCATTATAAGTTAGATGATAAAGCTGCGTTGAATAAATATCTATCACAACATCCTGAATTAGTAGCTCAATATCAAAAGAAAGTAGAGAGTACCCCCGAACTTGGTAATCTTGATAGTTTTGATTTAGCTGCTAAATTTATTAAAGAACGAGGTCTTGCTCGTTATAACCCTGGAGATCCTAATTATTCTTCAATGGTTAATCAAGACATGAAATTATTACAATCTGACCCTAAATTAAAAGCATATATGAAAACGCTTGGATATGAGAACGGTGGCGAACTATTTGATATGAAATCAGGTGGTAATGTACCGACAAATCCTTCACTATGGAGTAAAGCAAAAGCTGCTGCAAAAGCAAAATATGATGTGTATCCTTCTGCATACGCAAATGGTTTTGCTGCTAAATGGTATAAACAGCGCGGAGGTAGTTGGAAAAAAGCTGCTGAAGGTGGATGCTTTGAATGCGGTGGACAGTTTGCAGAAGGTGGTGTTAACTATAATGACATGTTGAATCAACCAGTATTTATTCCAACAAACTTTGTTCAGTTTGGTGGTGTAGCAAATCCACTAAAGCAATTGCAAAATATGGATATGGGTGATAAAATACAATTAGCAAAATTAGCAATGATGTTTGCTGAAGATGGCGGTGAAGCTGACGGGGGAATGGCACTTACACAAGTAAATGCAATGATTGATAGACTTAATAACCTTAAGAATTTTATTACTCCTGAATCAGATTTAGATCCGTGGATCAGTGATAAAATATCTGTAATGAATCATTCTGCTACTGCAATTAATGATTACATGCAATATGGTGAACAAGAAGAACCTGAGGAAATGAGAGAAGGTGGAGGTATACCTACAAGGTATAAAAATATGGGATTCAGTAAGGTGGGTGTTAAAAAAGAATCTTCTCGTCCTGGTAAGAAATGGATGGTACTTGCTAAAAAAGGCGATGACTATAAAGTTGTTCATGGTGGTTACGATGGTATGAAGGACTTTTCTCAACATGGTTCTGAAAAACGTAAAGATCGTTTTTGGGATCGTATGGGTGGAAAAGATTCTGCAAAAGCAAAAGATCCATTTTCACCATTATACTGGCATAAGAAGTTTGGTACTTGGGCTGAAGGTGGTGAACCTCAGAATGAAGGGTTTCAAGCATTACGCGAAGAAGTGCAAAATAAAATTTTGAAAAGAATGATTGGTGGTGGAGAAGAAGGCGATTGGATGACAATTGGTAAAACTACTAATAGAAACATTGCAGCTTATCAAGATAAACCTACCAGGAGCATGGTGAACTTTGGTGCTAATACAACACTTAATCCTACACTATATGCTATTGAGGGTATGGATGACAAAGGTTTTTTTGGTGATCTTGCTGCTATTGCATTGGGTGCTGGTGCACTAAATAATGTTGGATTAGGTTACAGAAAACTTTTGGGTCCTGCATCTAAGACACAGACTCAGATGAATACTAAGACTGGTAAAATGGTAACATCCAATCTCATGGATCGTGATAGTAAGAAATTAATGAATCAGTGGGAAAAATCTGAGTTTTATCAAGAACCTGTTCAAGACGAGTTAAGACGAAAGCAAAAAATGAATTTGAGTGTTCCACCGACTGGTGTAGATACAATTCCGATGGATAGTTTTGAAAACATGGCAAAGTATGGAGGATATTATGTAAGCAAAATGCTAACCGGTGGTCAACCTATGTTGTCAAAAGATGAATGGATGCAACAGAATGGTAGAGGGTTAATGGGTCAAGAATTACAAGATGAAAAAGATTATCAAGCGTATGTGCAACAGTGGCAGCTTGAGAATGAAAATTCAACAACTCAACAAACGCCTGCAACTACAACAACTACAACTCCTGAAGTAACTACAAGACTTGGTAAATCAAAGATGATTCCAAATCTTGAGTTAGATCCAGAAGGGCAAGCTCTTGCTTACGGTACTATTTCTGCGATAAGTACAATTGCTAACAGAAAGAATCGTAAAGACACCTTAAAAGAGTACGAAGCAAATCTTCAAAAGTATGGTAATACTGACTTTAGATTTGATAACAATTATGTCAATCGTGATATGTTTGGTCAATACACTACTAACAGAGCACAAGGTCAAAACTTTATTTTAAATAAAACTACTTATGCTCAAGACATGGGTAATCAATTTAATTATGGTTTTGGTACAAACTTTAAAGAAGGTGGTGAATATGATTTAACACCTCAGCAGATTGCAGCTATCATGGCTGCTGGTGGAGAGATTGAGTTTATTGATTAATCCTATGGTAATCTGCGTAAAATATTGTAAATTCTAAATGTAGGGGATTTAAATCCGCATGCATTTTTAAACTTTAAAAGTTTATGAAAGTAAGAATCACTAAAAAACCCGGAAGCACTGGAGACCAACGTAATTACGGATTGGTCAGAGGAAGTGCGTTCGATTCATTTGAAAACAAGGATAATACCCCTATCTCTGATACAATGGGTGCTGTACCACGAAATCAAGCTAATATTGAAGCTGAGGGTGGAGAAACTATTGTTGGAGACTTGAACAATGACGGATACTTGGAGCATTTTAAAATTTCGGGTAAGCGTCACTCTAAAGGTGGTGTACCTTTGAATGTTCCTGGTGGATCATTTATTTTTTCAGATACCCCTAAACTTGCTATTAAAGACCAAGAAGTTCTTGCAAGATTCGGAAAGACTTTTAAAAAAGGTGGGTACACTCCTGCTGAACTTGCTAAGCAGTATGACATCAATAAGTTTATTCAGCTAATGAAGGATGATAACTCTGATGCTATTACAAAGCGTACAGCTGGAGATATGGTTAAAAAGAATTCACAGAAGCTCGCTGAACTTGCATTAGTGCAAGAATCAATAAAAGGATTTCCTAATGGTGTTCCTTCTATTGCTGCTCC